GCTATCCACTGTAAAGCCTCGCTGATAAATACGTGCAAGAGAGACACACAATTTGTTTGTTAGGTCTACTGTACTCTTAAGCCCTGCGTTAGCCTCATTGTTTAATCGTGCCTGTATGTTGTCATACAACTGTTGCGTAGCACGTAAGTCAGCAGACAGATACTCAGACAACTCATTGTGTGGAATATCCCTAGTACTATACCCTTTCTTGAAGTACTCCTTCAATGTGTCTTGCTTCTTGGTGTCTAGCTCATAGCGTTCAGCACAAGCTTCAAGAGATAGCGGTTCTTTCTGTCCACGCTGTAATACATACTCACCTAGCATGGTATCAAACACATCACCATCATACTTGAACCCACTCTCCCATATCCATAGTAAATCGTGTGCGGCATTGTGGCATATAAGAACACTCGCCTTGTCCAACCACTCCTGTACTACTGTGTGACCAAAGTCATCTGCCTCAACTTCACTGTGGTCAAAGGTAACAATACGTTCTACGCCTTGGTCTGATAGCATACCTACCTGAACTAAAGTATTCTCCGGTTCAAATGGGTCTAGGTGTATCTTACCATTACGATGTGTAACTGTATTTTCTACGTCTAATGTTAGCTTCATCCCTCGTACCTCGCTGTTAAGTAATCCAACTCACAGTTTACCATGCCATGCCAACCTGTCAATTTATTTTTTACAATGTTGATATGGCGTAAGGGACTGTCTTCATCCTGTCCTTCTACAGCAGGGGACTTGCCAATCAGTATCATCAAGTCAGCTTCAGCGGCCTTACCGGTACGTGAGCCTTCCATCATAGACTGATTTAATTGTGTACGTCCCTCTGCCTCAGCAGATAGCTGTGACATGTAGAATACAGCACACCCATGAGACTTAGCAATCTGTCTTGCATGAATAGCATTAGCTTTCAATGCTTCATCCGGTCTTGAGAAGCCACCATGCTGTGCAAACTTATCACCCATGTCAAGCACAAGTATGTCAGGCTTGTATGTCTTGGCTACAGATTCAACCCATGCCATATCACGACCTGATGCTTCCTTGATTTTAATGTTATTCATTATCGGCTGATACGCTAGCTTTGCCTTGCTCATATTATCTCTTACTTCACGGGCAGACATACCACATGCCGCTGTCAGATACCTAGCACCTACACGGTGAGTCGGTTCTTCGTTGCACAATATAATACAATTAGCACCCTGTGCCGCAAAGCCACGGGGTGAAGCAATAAGGCTAGCATGGAAGGATGTCTTACCTACGTTAGGTCTAGCACCTACTTCAATCAATTGTCCATCGGATACACCTTCCACCTTACGTGTTACCGGAGCAATATTAAATGTCCACTTAGCCTCAAGCTCCGCCTTAGCCATAAGTGTTTCAACACTAATGTCATCCCACTCAATGTTTAGGTTAGGTGTGAAGTCATCGCCATACTGCTCAAGTAAGTTACGTAATGGTTCAAGGTTAGTCTTATCACCATTCACATAATCAAAGCCAAGGTTAGCAATGTCCTCGCCCACTACCTGTTGAAATAGTTTACTCAACACTTCCTGTGCTACGTCACTGCCCATTGGCTGTTCTTTTTTAATCTGTGCAAACAAACTTAGATAAGCCTGTCTCTGTGCAGTAGTCAGTGTACGATTGTCTGATATAAACAATGCTTCCACTTCATCCGGTGTAACAGTACGTTCATACCTGTCCATCGCAAGGTCTACTACCTTCTTAATCTTTCTTACATCTTTACTGAATAGTCTGTCAGGACACTTCGCTCCACGATGGTCATCGTAGAAAGACTTGTTCATAAGACTACGTAATAGGGATAGTTCCATGTCATATACTCCTTTGTTGGTTAAGGTTATTTAAGGATGCCATATCGTCAGGGTGTTGATACTTTATGTCATCTTGTAGTCTGAGGACACGCACGTTGGGTACATGACCTCGTAATTCTTTTGCTATAGCTAGGGTTTTCTTTGCCGCATCGGGGTCTAAAGCTATAACAACTGTTGAGAACTGCGAGAGATACGACTTATGTGATTCGGAAAGCGATGTTCCCAACACGGCTACCCCTACGAACCTAACTCCGCTACTTCCTACTATGGCCGCACTCACGCAGTCCTCAACAACTACCGCTACACTACCACAACCATGTGCATAAGGCAACCCACTATTTCCATAGCGTTTCCATTTCGGAATACGTTTACCTAATGACCGTCCTGTAGCATCTACGGCAGTCCCATTATGTATTACCGGAAACACTACCCTGTGTTCCTTCACATCATACATAATATTTAATTCATCTTCATTCAATCCCCATCCCTTACACCACTCACTAACGTCCTTATTGTTACGATGGGGGACAATGTACTCTGGCATACTAAAGGTACTCTCAGCGAACTCCTCTGCTCCATTAAACCCTGCACGAATATCATCCACTGACATGTGCACTCTGGTTCCACCTTTAGCATCACAAGAAGCTTTATAACAATTCCATATTAAGCTACCCATGTTATTGGTCACAGTGAATGTTTTATATCCATTACAAGCAGGACAGTTCATTCTTTTAGTCTCACCTGTACGTATGTCTATATCACTTATAGTGTTATATATATTATTCATGTATATATCACCTTTCTATATACCAGTTTAACTGTTTTTAACATAGTGTTTCCTTGTAGTCAAGGCATTATTTGCACTGTTGTATGTATTTTTCATGTAAGGTTTAACAGATTGTGGGTTACTGTGCCCTGTAACAGACATAATTTGTCCCATTGAAACGCCTGCCTCTACCATTTGTGTAGTGCCTGTCCTTCTTAAGTCCATTAGCCTTAGCTTATCATCCAACCCTGCCTCTCGCATGACAACTCTGCCTGCCTTAGACAATCTTTCTATACTGTATGGATGGTATTCACCATTCACCGGTATCACACGAGGTGCTACATAGTCTTGAAAGCCAAAGTCTTGCTCCTGTTGCGTGAGCATTTCATGTAAGTCTTCCCCTATAGGTAGTGTTACCTGTGCTCTACGCTTACTCTGCTCAAGAAACAACTTACTGTTAGCCAAATCTATGTTACTCCACCGTAACATTCGCATATCACCTAGTCTCTGACACCATTCATAGGCCATGTGGACAATTAACCCAAGGCTACGCCACTCAAATTGACTGTATGCTGTGTCCAGAAAGTTTTTTATGTCGGTTTCTGACCACACAACCTTACGTTGTGGTGGAGATTTGCGCTTTACATTACCAAATGGATTCACCTTGGCGTGTTCCATGTCCATAGCATACCGATATACAAGTGAGCTAACAGTACACACATGATTAGCAAAGCTAATGCCTCGCTTAACCCACTCCTCATACGCCTGCTTCGCCTGCTTGCTTGTCAGGCTACCATATTCACACGTACCAAATTCATCTGTCAGTACACTAAGAAAGTATTTATAGTCACGTTGACTACGCTCACGTAGCATACTGAAGTTATTGGATTGGTAATAGTAGTTTACTAATTCATCTACTGTTTTCATAGCTGTTACTCCTCTAGGATGCCTTTGTTTTTCAGCTTTGCGATTAAGCTGTGACATGCTTCTGCTACTTCAAGTATATCTTCTTCAAGTCTAGGTTCATCATAGTTATGACCATCCCAATATTTGTTTACCAATTTTAGTACGTCTATTTCACGCATGTTAAGTTCTTTTCTTATATAAGGTACATCAGTCATTTAAGTTCTCCTTTTCAATTCTTTCTTCACACGATTTACATAAAGTCTCTGACTCATCCCAACGTAGGATGCAGTCACATTCTTCACAGTATTGGTGTTCTGTATTCCATGCCTCTACATCGGACATCACCATCCACCCTGTCCGTTGTGTGTACGGTTTGTCAGGGTCAATAACCATAACAAAGTCAAAGCCAATACCAATGGGACATTTCAATACCATCAAAGTCAGCGTCTCTGTACAGTCAATATAGGCATCCATTTCAACATCGTTATCATCGTTTATATTAGCAGTCGATGCCCACATAATTGGCAACGCAATTTTATTGTCTATCAATGCTTGCTTATTCATTTCATATACGTTCATTCATATTTCCTTTTCAATCCATTACCCGAAGATTTCTGTATAACACTTATACACCTTTCCATAGTTCACTGTCTGTTACTTCCCAAACGGTCACCTCGTCATCGTAATCATTATCATAACTCTTGTGAGTAATGTACTCACCATGCTCAAGCACCTTTATCTTTGCCTCTTCTTCGTTGTTAGCTTCAACAGTATGTACATCACAGGTTGTATAGCTTCTTACTACTTCATATGTCTTAGTCATTCATATTTCCTTTTCAATTATCTGTGTATTCAGAGTTCCTACTGAGTATAGGGGAATGGGGTAGCCATCTCTCATATTAAAACAGCTACCCATTACCCGAAGATTTCTATTATGCCGCAATCAATTGCTTGAATGGGGCACTGTCTATCCACTGTGAGACTTTCTGTTCACGAGTAAACATTGAGATAGCCTCAGTATCTTTACCGGTATTACGTAGGCTAAACCCATTACGTTCATCAGCATATGTAGCAAAGTTAGTGAACGCACTGTACAATGCCCATACATTCTGGCCACGTACTGCTGTCTCCTGATGGTACAGACCCATCATCTTCTCAACGGTACGGTCTGACTTAAGCAATGTCTCAAGCATAGACTTAACGTCTGCTATAAACAATGGCTTGATAGCCCACTGCTGAAGTTGCTCTGACTGTGCATAGAAAGACTGTTGGCTATGGGTTAGGTCATTGATGAACCTGTCCATGCTGAAGTTACTTGTGTTCTTCCTACGCACCTTGTCATGCTCACCTCTAATCATACCGTTAGTGCAGAAGAAATCAATTGCACCGAAGTATGTTTGGTTAGAACATGAGCCATCAATACCATGCAAGGCAATGATGCGCTGTCCTACCTCAGTACTGTGCTTATCATTCTCAATAAGAGCAGTCACGTTAGGTAAGGTAATGTCCATCATAGCCCATGCATTATGCTTGGCTACGTTCCATTTTACTTTCATGTCCTTGCAG